AAGCTAAAGCATGGATTGATGATAAAATAAAGGGGAACAAATGAGTAGCGAGAAGAAAAAAATAATAGTAGCAGATACAACTATGACTTTAGAAAGTGTTAAACCTGATAAAAATTGTAATGTTTGTGATTACATAAATGATTATGTTTGTTTTGATCATGAACATGAACAAATTAAAAAAGTATATCCTAATTGTGAATATACTGATGATTGCGAGTGGGTTGTATATGAGTAGCGAGAAGCAATCATCTTGTCACGAATGTAATTATGATGAGGGTACAAATCTTTTAAAGTATAATCAAAGTATATATTATTTATGCGATAATTGTTATGAAGAACACATGAAAGATGAGGAATAAAATATGTCAAGTGAAAAGCAATTAATATTAATTATATTGGTAGCTGTTGTTATGTTTGGTTACCAATGGATAAAAGAAGAAAAGAAAAAGAATGACTATTGGAAAAAATATAGAAGAACACAAGGTTGGAAATAAGAATTTAAGAGAGTTAGCCAGATTAACTCTATTAAATATATTGAGTGTAAGAGGTGTTATATATACTCATTATAAAAACAAACAACTAAACAAGGGGACAAGTAATGACTATAGCAAAAAAATATCAAGAAGATAAAAATGGTAATTGGGTTAGTATTGTTAAGACAGTAATAGGTGATGGACAAAAACCAGACCCAATGTATTTATTAGAGTGGGAAAATAAAAATGAAAGCAGTTATGATGAAAATTTTTATACATATTATAATCATGCTCTAGATTTTAATTATATGGTAGAAAAGAAGTTAAACAACTAAGGGGTAATGATGAAAATATTAAGAATAGATTTACAAACTGATGATGTTCTTGTCTATGATAGTAAAGAACAATTAAGAAAAGGTTTAATTGATTTACACATGGATGATATAGTTGCTGATGAAGAAACTGATGAAACTTATATAGAAAAATATAAAAAATGGTCTTTAGATGAAATATGCAATATGTTTGATTGGGATTATAAAGTTATATCTAACAAAAAAGCTAAAGAAATTGAAGAAATTTACTAATCCTTTGGTGGTGTGGGTATGGTTTCTGCCGTACTCACATCAATTAACTCTGGACTATCCTGCCAACTTACCTTTAGACTTGTATCAGATTTAATATTCTGCACCTTATTATTGGAATAGAGGTCGGTTAGATGACCAGCAAGATACTGAATGAACTTTGTTTTCTCTCTTATCCATAAGATTTGATTAGGATTTTCTACCTCTTGATGTTGGAATATCTGCAACATCTTATCAATTAAAGTTTGAACTCCTAACTTACGAGCTTCAATAATCCTACTCTCTAGGTTTGGATTTTTTTTTAAAAAAGCGTAGAACTTCATCAAGCTGAACTGATACTGCTTTTGTTCTAGTATTTCTGAAAGTGTTAGACCTCTTACGAGCTGTTCTTCTATGGTATTCAGATTTTGTTCCGTTAAGGAGCTTGGGTTTAACAATGGAGTAATAGTATTCTTGGACTTCTTCTCTTGTTTTGTTTCTGAATTGGTAGAGTGCTTTGAGTTGGTTAATTCTTTTGTCATCTGTATAGTTTGGTTTGTTAAATCCTTTTATATTATTATAACCATGAAATCTACATAGGTATTTTCCATTGGCACATAGAAACCCTTTAGCTAAACAAGGTCTCTTACTTCTTCTTGTTAAACTTTGACAGAAAATCTTTTGTCTTGGCTTTCCTGCCATCTAAATCTTTCCTTTTATGTATTGCATTCTGGTATCCAAAATGGGTTTTCTTTCTGAAGTTATCTATTAGATTTTTAGGTAAATCCACCATCTTACCCCTTTTCTCAGACTGTTCCTGAATGGCTAAAGAACAATAATATGGGTTGTCTTTCTCTTTAATGGCTTTATCTAAAGTATCGGCAGGTAGGGTAGAGAGTACCGAAACAATTTTAGATTGATCACCTCCTTTATCTGTAACTTCCTTTATAATGTTAGATATATAAGTTAGTTTATTAGTTATAGTTTTATTAATATCAGTCACCATGAAACTAGGTATGTGTTTTCTTGACACATCATAGTCTCGTGATGACACATCTATCTTTTTATTCACAATGTAATCAGGGTTAATCACATATAACAAAGTAGATTTAAGTCGTTTCTTTTTAATGATCCCCACCTCTACCAATAAATCAGTACATCTATATATGGTACTGCGAGATAGGCTTACCATACTAGATATTGTGGCTTGGCGAGGATAACATTGACCATTCTGGGAATTAACAAACTTTAATAAAGCAATGAGGATGAGCAAAGAAGATGATCGGTGTTCTTCAGGTATCTTCTTGATCCTCTCATCATCAAATAATTTAAAAGGGATTCTAATATGGGGTAGATATTTTTTCATTTCTTAAATTTGCATACCTTTTGGTGTTCAGCTTGTAGATGAAACAATGTGCCGACCCATTCCTGCTCAGACATAGCCTTTAATGGCTCAGAGATGGGGTATTTTTGAGCAACTCTGAATGAAAGGGTATCTTCCCCTACCTCTTTGTAATATACGAGATAAACAGGGATATTTAAGCCTTTACCTATCTGTTCTACTATGTTGGTGTATTTCTTTTTATCAGAGCCAGTATCATAGAGGTGTTCAATGATGGCTAGTGGTTTCCAACAACCCTTATTACGACATATTTCCACACTATCCACATCTGCCATTGCGATACCATCCCAAAGACGATGCCATTTTGAATATAAATCTTTGTCAAAATATTTAGCAAACCTCATCTATTTTTTAATGTTTCAATCTCAAATTCTTTAATATCAATCTCTGTTTTTAATGTGTCTATTTCTTTACGTTGTTCTTCAATAATTCTTTCAAGATCATTCTGACCTCTAGTTTTATCTGCTCTTATTTTTCTTAATTCTTTTTTTAATTTCTTAACCTTGTCTTGCAAATCCACTTCTTCAAACAAACCAACATAAGTCATTACCTTGATACTCCAAAGGTTAGTCTCATCATGGCAGTTTTAGGATCATAATGCAAATTACCTATTTCTATTTTACTGCAATGAGTAAGTATAATTGTTGTCAGTAATATATATATAAACCTCATTCAATCTCCTTAGCTAAAAAAAGAATAGCAACACATTTAAGCTCAGTAACATTTAAAAGATCAAAACCAGCCATTTTAAACATCAATTCTTTTTCTTTCTTATTAAAATCAAACTCCTCAGATTGTGTTATCTTTTGTTTTAAATCTGCCATTTCTTTAAGGTTTAAATCAAAACTCATATCTTTTTAAAAACTAACCTCCAAATCCAAGAACGAGTGATTGAAACTATTGTAAAGATAGTAGCTATCCCTAAGCTATCTAATATTGTGGGATATAAATTAAAAAAAGGAAAAATGTATAGTTGAATAAGTATAGCTAATATAAATCCTGACCCTACGTCAATAATACTTTCAATTAGTTGTCTCATTTATACCCCACAACCTCCTTCAGGTTCACAATGATCATTAAAAAAATCTAATTGTTTGTCTTCTTTTTTATTAAAATCTACCTCTCCCAAAGGTTTTCTTGATTTATGGACGTAAGGTGTACCTCTTAAAACTTTATTTCTTACTCTTATTTGTTTGTCAAACTGAACTGCTTTTTCAAATTCTTTTGAATGATTGGTTTTTAACCATAGCCAATAGTTATCAGAATGATAAGGACAATAATAACACGCACTTCTTTCAGGCATTGGATAGTTAAATTTTTTCATCCAATTAATACAGTTTTTTCTAGATAATTTTTTATCAATAAGTGGATATTCGTGCGTTACATAATGATATCTACTATTTTTAATTCTATAAACTTCGTCTTGTGATATTCCAAGGAGCATTTCAACTTTTACATTTTTTTTAACGCGTTGACCTTTTTCATAACCTAATTCTTTTCTAACCACTTTCATTATTGTTTCCACTTTATATGATGCGGTGCACTGTCTTATTCCCATACCTTTTTTTCCATCTTCTTTAGTAATATAAAACGGTATGGCAGAACCACTTAAGGAAGAACCATCTTTTGTTTTCTTTTCGCCAGATAGAGCTCTTAAACAATTATCTGTTAAATCACCCTTAGAGGTTATGATTAATCTATATGGCAGTTGTTTCTCTAACCATTTTAAGTGTTTGTATATATAATCAGGCTCTCCTTGCGTATCAGCGAAGACACAAAAATCTACCATAGGCACTTCTTTTTTAGCTATCATCAAGGCTAGAGCTGTGCTTTGAACACCTGCTCCTAATGACAAGACTCTAAGATTAGTTTTCATTTAATTACTTTTATCTTCTTTATAACTCCTGTGGGTATACAAGTTAAACCACCAACACAAAAACCATACTCATCTTCAGAGTAAGAAGTAAATAGCCAAAGTTTTGATTTAGTTTTTTTATATATCCAACCCACATCCTCGCACTCTGCAACATCATGATTAAGTATTTCGCTTTCAGGTGTCCATGCCTCATCACATTGGCAAGGATCAACCCAAGTAATTTTAACTTGCTTAAATTTTGAGATCGTAGAAGTCATTAGGTTGTACCTTTTTGTTTGTTGCTTTATAAATCTTAATCATTTCTTTGGGTCTAGGTATTCTCTGACCATTGCAGTACCTCCAAACATTAGTCGCAGGATTTATGTTTTGAATACCAATTTTTCTCGCAGCCTCGCTACAACTTAAACCTTCTTCTTTTATCCATTCTTTTAATTTCATTGTTTTCCTTTCGCCATTACCAATAAGGTATATTTATCCACAAATCAACCTTTAATTAAGTATAGACAATGTGGAAAAAGGTGTATATAAAAGCAGAAAAACAATGCAAACAAAAGAACAATATAAACTTAAAAAGTTTTTTGACAGCTTTAACAACGGAAAAGGTTTTGACCATTGGTCGCCTTCAAGTCAAAGTATGCCATTAGCTAAATTTAATATGAACTATGGTCATCATGATGGTGTGGAAAGAAGTATGTTTCCTATGGGGTACAAACCTAGATTTGGAAACCTCGTAAACAACACAGCTCAAAGAATGGAATGTGAAACTCTTTATTGGAAAGACAAAACTATAACATTAACTAACAGGAACTATGACGAGGTGTTTGGCAAGGAGTTAGATGATATTAATAAGTATGATCCTGTTGATGAGAAAGATGCTTACGCAAGAGAACACATGATTGAGTATGCACACAAAACCATTGAGCAAACAAGAAAGGTGGTCAAGGAACTTTGTGGCAAAAATAAGATTACTTCTGAACGATATGTCATGAACAAACCTAAACAATTATTACACGACATCATAGGAAGGATAGATTACGAAACAGGAGGTAAGAATGGTTTATTTGTAGAGCTAAAAACAAAACCGCCAAGCATTATAAAGAAAAAAGGTAGAGATGAATACTATTTTAAAACTCAACCACTTGGAGATGATGCTATCTTTGATGATTATTGGAAACAAGTCGCTTTCTATTGGAAGTGTACAGGGAAGAAACCTTTTTTAGTTTTAGTTAATGATAAAGAATATTTAATCTATGATGATACTCATGCAGCTTTGTATGACGATCATTTAGACTACCAATACGACATGATGGTAAGAAGAATTTATAACTGGGAACAAATGATTATATATTGTAAAGGTGATTTGCAGAAGCTCGCAAATATTTCAGAGCCACCTGATCTTAATCATTATTACCATTATAAATACTTAACAGACAAACAACGAAA